CGGTGCACTTGATTACATGTTTGCATTCTTTCCTGCTGTAGTTGAGCAGTATCGTGCATATGGTCGCATCGCAATGGAACACCCTGAGTTTCCTCAGAAGATTATTGCTATGGGCAATATCCCATCATATATCGATGAACCACAGGTTGACCAATATGGTACAGAATACGTAGAAGTAACTTTACCAGTTCTTGGAATTGTTGGACGTCTACCAGTCAGTTGGTTTAATGCTATCAATCCAACAGGTGGACACATCCTATCTGCAAGCCCATTGATTTCTGCATCATACAACAGAATTGCTCAGGACAAAGAATTACCTAAGTTCTTTAACGATTTGATTCTTCCATTTGGAACTCAAGCAAATACAGTTGGAGCGCTAACTCCAAGCACTGTTCGTCGTCTAGGCCAGTTCTATCAGGCATATTTTAGACAAAATGGTTCACAGTATAACAAGGATATGCAAATGTTCCTTGAGATGAAGCGTAAAGAACATGTTGACGAGTTTGGCGTTGAGCCATCTGGTTATGATATGAAGCAGATTGAAAAAGAATCTGAGCAGGATGCTAAGGCATTGTCTGCAATTCGCTTTATTGGCTCTGGTGTACTGCCAGCACAGCCACGCTATGTGACCCCTTTAGAGAAATATGCTGACCTACTCGGTTTATACCAAAAGCAATTTGGTGCTGATGGGGCAGAACGTTTCTCAATGGATTACCCAGAATACTACATGATTGCTGACAAGACAACTGACTCAACATCTGGAATCAACCAGGATGCTACATCACTTGAACTAGTTAAGCGTAATCCTAATGCTGTTAGAACTATTGTTGCTAACTTAAAGCCAGGAAATCTTAGTATTCTTGGAGCAGTATTCAACGATTCTGACTATGCATTCTCAAGTTCTGCTCGTGCCTGGATGATTAATAATCCAATTCCAGGAACAAGCAAGCGCTTCATAGATGAATCAGATGCTATTGATACTGCAACATCTTCTATTGTGAATAAGGGATGGCGTGATTGGAACAAGTTTAACACAGTCATTAAGCAGAAGTTGGAAGAGAATAACCTCAGCCCACTCTCTGGATATGGCAAAACTATTCTTGACGCTTATAAAGCAAAGTACGTTGAAAAGGCTAAGACAGAGAACAATCTTTGGTATAAAGAAAAAACAAGTCCAGAGATTGGCTCAAAGCGCAACAATGTTATCGATGCTTTGACAATTGCTGCTAATACGCCAGAACTATGGAATGACTTAGCAAAGCAACCACGTTGGCACGCTATTGTAGACTACCTAAACTTCCGTTACTATGTTAAGCAGGAACTAGAAAAGCGCGGTACTTCAATTACATCCGACAAGGCTGTTGATATACGCGCTAAGGTTCAAGCATATGTTGCTGGACTTTCTAAGCAGGATATTAATTTCAGTCAATTCTATGACCGATACCTTGATGGTGATGAGTTTAACTATGTTCACGAAGAGGTCTCTAAGGGGAAGATTAAATAATGCCACCATTTAAAAAAGAAACACAGGTTGGACCAGGTAAGTATAATCCGCTTTCCCTAAATACTACCCTAAAGAAGCCTGCACTACCAGGTAGCAAGCCAGTAATTCCAATTGCTCCAGTTAACCCAATTAACCCAAAGGCATCTGGCATTATCAGTTCATTAGACCAAACACTAGCCGATAAAGGTTGGAATTGGGATACTACTGACTCAGCAGAACTCACTAGTCTCAACCTCATAGATACATTAAGCAATACTCAACTTGAAGTTATCGGAAAGATGCTTCAAAAGAAGAAATACACAGTTAAGGCATCTGCTCAGTATATCAAGAACCTCTTTGGTTCAGAGCCTGAACTTATCTCTATTGCATCAGATGCTCAAGGTGACTATAATAAACTAGTCTCACTCCTAGCATCAGATATTCTTCCTGGATTAGCAAAGGGTACTGGTGGAGAGAATCTTCCAACTCGCAGCATTTATAAGTACAGCGATGAAGATGTTGATACAATTATCAATAATGTTTATCAACGCAGGTTCATGCGGCCAGCAACTCCTACTGAGTTGGAAGAAGAGCGCGCTCAAGCAAGAATTAAACTTGAGCAAGGAACAGTTACGACTACTAAAAAGGTCAAGAATCCAGTTACTGGAAAATTAGAAGCAGTAGTAACGCAAGAGGCTGGGCCAACAAAAGAAGCAGTTGAGCAGTCAATTGATGAGAGAATAAAAGCATTAAACCCAGATGAGGCTGACCGTACAGCGCGTATCGAATTCTCATCCTGGCTATCACAGAATGTGCAGGGTGCATAATGGCAACTGGTTCAGAGACAGCCGCATCCTACGGCATTAGCGAAGCGTTACTTGCAGCATACCCAGAGTTGCGCACTGTATACGAATTATTCAAAGCCAATAAGACTGGTGAGGCGCTAGAGGCGCTATTTAAGACTAATTATTATAGAAATAGTTCGTCAACAGTTAAGGCTCGTGAAAAGCAAAAACTAGAGCAACCAGCCGTATATGCAGATAGCGTACAGAAGTATAAGATTGCTGCACAGAAACGACTAGTTTCATCTGGTATTCGTATCGATACGGGAAGGCAAGATTACTGGCTTTGGTGGCAATATCCTTGGTGATACAACAAGCCTAAAGACATATGCAAACTCATTTGGTGTAAGCAAGTTGCTTAACGATAAATATTGGACATCTAAACAACAAGGTTTATTTGCTGGTACTATCACGCAAGAAGATATTGAACAAGAAATTCGCAATCTTTCTGCAAGTGCTTTTCCTGCTTATGCAGATGGAATTGCAAAGAATATCAGCGTTGCATCACAGGCTTCAAATGTTATCCAAACAGTTGCTACATTTTTAGAACTTGACCCTGATACAATTGACTTTGATAATCCGACTGTTCGCAAGATTACACAGTATGTTGACCCAGCCACACAGAAGCCAGCAATTATGCCACAATGGATGGTTGAGCGCACAGTCAAAAGTGACCCAGCATGGGGACTTACAAAGAATGGTACAAAGGCTATTGATGACATTACCTACAAAGCATTTAGTGATATGGGGCTAATTTAATGGCTGGCGCATTCGATAGAGACGTTCCTAATACACCATCTACAACTACATCTTCATACTCAGGTTTAAGTCAACCACAACTACAGGCTGAGATTGCACGCCTTGAGGCTATGACACCTACAAAAGGCAGTGTTGCTGCATGGCGCATTGGTGAAGAACTTAGCATGGCTAAACTTGCCTTGAAGCCAGAAGTTAAAAAAGAAGAAGTTAAAACAGAAACTGGCACAGGCGGTGCAGCAGGTGGCCCAACCATCGCACCAACAGTTACAAGTACTGGAAATATCAGTACAACAGTAACTCCTGCAGCACCAACTGCAGCGGAAGCGGCAGCACTAGTTGCTGGAGCAACAACATTAAGCGTAGCAGACCAAGCAAGAGAGAATGCTATTGCAGTAATGCAGGCTCGTTTCAAGCAATATGGTCTTGAGACGCTTGCTGCAAAGATTCGTCAGTTGGCTATTGATGGTGCAACTGAATCTACTATTACTCTTCAATTGCAAGAGACACCAGAGTACCAGGCACGCTTTAAGGCTAATGCAGACCGCATCAAAAAGGGTTTACAGGTTCTTTCTCCATCCGAGTACCTAACGGTCGAAGATACATACCGTCAGGTATTGCGTGCTTATGGATTGAAGCAGTTTGATACAGATGAGTACGTCAGTCAGTTTATATCTAACGATGTCTCACCAACTGAATTATCTAATCGTGTACAAATTGCTGTACAACGTGTACAAAATGCAGACCCAGCAGTTAGCAAGACACTCCGTGATTACTACGGAATTGGTCAGGCAGACCTAGTTGCATACACATTAGACCCAGCAACTCAGTACCAAAAGATTGAACGCCAAGTACAAGCAGCAGAGATTGGCACAGCAGCACGTATCCAGGGACTTGAAACTGGAGTTACTGTTGCAGAACAACTAGCAGCACAAGGCGTAACAGCAGCAGAAGCACAAAAGGGCTATGCAACCATAGCAGACATCCTACCTAGCGCAGAGAAGTTAAGCGCTATCTATGGTGATAGTATGGACATGTATGGACAATCACAGGCTGAACAAGAAGTATTCAATAGCCTAGCATCTGCACAACGAGCAAGACAACGACTAACCGCAAGAGAAGTGGCACAATTTAGTGGTGCTTCTGGATTAGGTCGTACATCCCTATCAACTGGTAGCGGACAAATATAGAATCCTGACATGGACCGACCAGCCCCATGCAGCGTACTAGACTGGGAGCAAGAGCCAGCCAATTTCCCCGAATTGACCTGTGGCTTGCGAACTACAACGAATAGAAGGGTGGGTTGCTATGAGCAACAACTACTGGGATGAAGAAGACGATAACGATGACGTTATCACAGGGACCGAAACTGAAAGTGACTTGCAAAAGAAGTTACGTAAAAAGATTCGGGCCGACGAAAAGCGCATCAAAGAACTCGAAGAAAAACTTGGTAATTATACTAAGGTTGACAAAGAGAGAACCGTCAAAGAAGTCCTAGAAAAGCAAGGTGTTAATCCTAAGGCTGCACGACTAGCCCTTAAAGATTTGGAAGACGTTACAGAAGAGTCAGTTATGAACTGGCTTGATGAAAACGGCGACCTCTTTAATTATAGTCCAGCAGAAGGAACGCCTGCAATCAGTGAAGAAAACCGTGCTGCAATTCGCAAGCAGGATAACTTAACTGCAGGTGCATTAACACCTGACCGAGCAGAAGATTTAGAAATGCGTATGGACCAGGCAAATTCGCCTGAGGAACTACGCAGAATCCTCTACTCACAATAAATCATAGTTCCTAAATTACCTTGGAGGTAATAACTTGGCTACAAATTTCACATCAACAGACTCAGCATCGCTGGGTGGAGTTGCTGGTAGCGCAGGTCTTGTACAGAAGGCATACGATAAGTTTATCGAATTTGCTCTTCGTGACGAACCCCTAATTCGTTCAGTAGCGGACAAGCGCCCAGTATCACCAACAAACAACGGCAACGTCGTTGTTCTACAAAAGTATGCAGACCTTGCTAACGCAACAACTGCATTAACAGAAACATCAGACATTGATGGAGTAACAATCGGAACACCTACATCTGTGACAATCACAATGCAGGAGTTCGGTAACGCTACAACAAACACACGTGCGTTGAAGTTGTTCTCACTCTCAGATGTCGACCCAGACATCGTAACATTGATGGCTCGTAACCAGGCAGATTCAATCGACGCACTTGCTATGACAGCACTTCGCGGCGGTACAAACGTAATCTACTCAGGTTCAACAGCAACAACAACAGCAACAGTTACAGCAGCAGCAACATTGTCAACAGCCAACATTGGCCGTGCAGTTGCTAAGTTGCGCGGTAACAAGGCCTCAGGAAAGCGCGGAAGCGAATTCTGGGCTGGAATTCACCCAGATGTTGCACACGACCTCATGCTAGAAGCATCTTCTGCAGGATGGGTTGTTCCAAACGCATACGGTATTTCACAAGACCGTATCTGGGCTGGAGAAATCGGACGTTACAAGGGTGCCTACTTCGTAGAGTCACCACGCCTATACGTAGCAACTGACGGTGCTGCATCTGCAAAGGTGTACCGCACAATCATTGCTGGACAGCAAGCACTTGCTGAGGCAGTAGCAGAAGAACCACACACAGTTATCGGTCCAGTTACTGATAAGTTGAACCGCTTCCGTCCAATCGGATGGTACGGCGTTCTAGGCTTCGCACGTTTCCGTGAAGAAGCACTATTCCGCATCGAATCAGGTTCATCAATCGCTTAATTGATTGACGGTTGGGCAGGGGGCGCACGTGCTTCCTGCCTAACAGTAAGTTCATTAAGGAGAACAATGACTACTTATATATTTTCAACACCATATGTTGAAGAAGGTCCTACTGGTGGACATCGCTTGTTCTACTTCTATAAACTACGACAAGGTTTAACAGTAACCAAGACTGGCAATACATATCGCACTGGTCGATTCTTTACTCAGGACCAATTAGATGCCGTTGATAAGTATTACCTAGGTGGACATGAAACTGAGGTTACTGAGGAAGAAAAGACGGGACTAATCAATGGGGGCATCGGTGTCACAGAAGCAAACTTTAGAGCAATCTAACTGCGACCATATAGCCAAAGTTCTCGAGTGGGGCTTTGACAATAAGCAAGATTTCCAGGCTGTTAAGTGGGGATGCACAAAATGCAGTATCGAGTCTGATACCCCACCTAAGGGTTTAGAAGAAGTATTTATAGACCACAGCAATTGCAATTATGACCCTTGCTTTGGATGTAAGGCTAAGAATCTCCAACTCAATACTGGAGATGCCGCTAGGCCAGTGGCCGATAAGAAGTGGAATAAGAACTTAGCCTTTTATCGACAGGCAAGAGCGGATGGAATTCAACCTAATGGTACACATCCAGTTCAGGTTGAGGCAGCATATAAAGCAAGTGAGACATTGGGCAAAGCCTATGATGGTGGCACAATGACAAGAGCAGACAAAGTTACGAAATCCGTAGCATCAATCATGAAAGAAACAGGCGACATATAATGATGAAGAAAAAAGCATACAAGATGGCTGAGAAAATGGAATCCAAGAAAGAAAAGATGATGGAACTTTCTATGGGCAAGAAGGCTATGAAGAAGTCTGCAGTAAAGAAGGCTGTTGTTAAGAAGGCTGCAATGAAGAAGATGGGCAAGAAGAAGTAATGCCAAAAGTAGGAAGCAAAGAATTCGCCTACACACCAAAAGGTATGGCTATGGCCAAGATGGAAGCCAAGAAGACTGGCAAGAAAATGGTCGTAAAGAAAACTTCTAAGAAATCAGGAAAGAAGAAATAATGCCACTTAATCCACGTGAAGCCGCTGCTAAAGTTGCTGCTGAGGCAGAAAGAAAAAGTGCAGAACAACGTGCAAAAGAATTAGATAAGACAATCCGAGGATATATAAGCAATGTTGCTAGCGCTTATAAGAAGTGGGATGCTCTTCAAGATTCTCCAGCGCGTACACCAGAGTCTGGACAATTCTGGGGAGCCGTTCTACAGAACCGTAGATATGACAAAAAGGGAAGAATTAAATAATGAAAGACCCAAGACTAAAGCGTGCAGGTGTATCTGGCTTTAACAAGCCAAAGCGTACACCATCTCATCCAAAGAAGTCACACGTTGTTGTGGCCAAAGAGGGTAGCAAAGTTAAGACGATTCGTTTTGGGCAGCAAGGTGTAACTGGAGACCGTCAACCTACAAAGCGTCAGGCTTCATTCAAGGCACGTCACGCTAAGAATATCGCTAAGGGCAAAATGTCCGCAGCGTATTGGGCTGATAAAGTAAAATGGTAGCCAAGAAAAA